ATTTAATAATGTTTTGTTGTTGTTCTCTAGACATGGAACTGAATTGCTTAGCCAAATCAGCTAATGTACTTATCCAAGGTTTTGCTGCTTCCAAGCCGTCTTTAAGTGCATCTAAAAGCGGACCTCCGAACTCAATAGCTACATCGGTTAGTTGGTTTTTGAGCATTTGAAGCTTAGATTGCATTGTTTCGTAGCGTTTGTTCGCTTCGTCTGTTAATGCAGTACCTTTTTCCCATTCGCTGTTTGCTAAACCAATTGCCTTGCCCATTGTTTCTGCTGCAAGACCCAAAGATTTCAACATGTTAGATTGTCGGATGCCTGTTAAACCAAGTTCATCCAAAATCTTGTTAGTATCTTTACCTTCTTCTTTAGCTCTGCCCAGACCTCTAATGAAATCTTGTAATGCCTCAGCAGGTTTAGTTCTCCACTTCTCAGCGAACTGATCAGCAGTTGTTCCTGCAGTTTCAGCATAAAGCCTTAAATCATTTCCACCCTCTGACACTGCTTTTGAAATTGCAGTCAGAGTCTGAGTCATGGCAGTACCTCCTGCTTCAGCTTCAATACCAACCGAACTCATAGCAGTTGATAGACCTAAGATTTCAGGCATAGTCAATCCAGCGATTTTACCGGATGCTGCAAGGCGATTGGCCATGTTTACGATGTCACTTTCAGTCGTTGCGAAATTGTTACCCAATCCTACGACTGTCGCACCGAATTTAGCGGACCAACTATCTAAGTCATCTCCTGAAACTTGCATGATATTACCGATTTTAGCGATAGACGTTGCAGCTTCTTCCGCGCTTAAGTTAGTAGATACACCTAGGTTTATCATGGTTTTTGTGAAACCTTCAATCGAACCAATCGGTACACCCAACTGCCCTGCCGCTTCTGCTACTGCAGCAATTTCCGTAGCACTAGCTGGCATTTCTTTTGCCATGTTACGAATACTTGCGCTAAGTTTTTCAAATTGTTGAGGCGTGCCGTCTACTGTCTTTTTAACACCAGCAAACGCACTCTCATAGTCAATTGCAGCCTTCAAGGCTATACCTGCTCCAGCAACAATCGGAGCAGTTATGCCTTTGGTCAGAGCCGAACCGAAACCAGATACGCTTTCGCCAACGTTTTTGAATTTATTACCCAATTCTTGAGCGCTTTTCCCAAATTTAGTGAACGCACTATCATCTATATAGGCTTGCCTCATGGATTTGGCTAACTCTTCGTAACGATTTTTCAACTCAGCTACTTTAGCAGCAGTTGCAGTCATGCTAGTGCCGGCTTCAAGTAACTTTTGTTTTTGTTCTGCAGTAGCCGTAGAAACATCACCAATACTAGCTTTTAGCTGATTGTATCGTTCGCTTTGTGAACTTAACAACTTTTGATAATTTCCCAAAGCAGAACCCGTCTGATCCATAAGGCTCTTTAAGTTAGTGACATTCTTGCCAGCTCCCTTAAAGTTGTTTTCCATAGCTTTTAAGGAATTATCGACCCCTTTTAAATACGTCTTCAACCTTCCAACATTCGATTGGAAAGGAGCGACATCGAGGGTTGCTGTGGCGACTAACTCACCAATGTTACTTGCCATTTACTCTCCTTTCTAACCAAAAAGGAATGGAAAGGCTTTATCAAGCGTAGTCTCTTCTTCCTCTTTGATATTTTTTATTTCTAAAGCCTGCACCATCAAATCAAAGTCCGATAAGCGCATGCTCTTAATATCGTGGATAGTATATCCTTGACTCATTAATGATTGAACCCAAGCTAACAAGTTTTCTTGTGCTTGTTTAGGTGTCAATCCTTTTTCTTCTTTTTTCCTTTGGTAGCCTCTTTTTCTTCTTGCTTACCACCTAACGCAGCTAAGTAAAGGTCATTCAAGGTTTCAAGCGTTTCAACACTTGCAGTTTTCAAATCTTCGGCAGCAAACTGCTCACCGTACATCTTCACAAACATATCGAGATACGCTTCATTCAATTCACGGTGTTTAGCTGGATTCAACAAATCCTCTTTTACTTCATATAGAGCCGTTTGGCGAACTTGGTGTTCCAAAGCTAGTAAGTTGTCTTCAACATTCACATAGTCTTTAGAAAATTCCTTCAAAACACCTGCTTTTTTAAATTTAATTTCAAACATTCTTTTTCCTCATAAATAATAAAGGCTTGGAAAACCAAGCCTATTATCATTGTTCTAGTGTTCTTGTTGTTTCAGCGGTAACTGCTAATTCTGAACTAGCACCGCTTAAGCCTTTGGGAAGACCATCTCACGGAATTTAGTTTCTTGGAACTCAGGATTATCTTCACGACCAACGATAAGAACCAAACCTTCTTCTTCGTTCCCACGAGCTACGAAGCTTCCTGAAACTGTATCGTTCTTAGGATCTGGTGAACCATCTTTAGTTTCGTAATCCATCCCTGGAAGCGAGAATTTACCTTTAAGCAATCCAATCCAAATTTTCTTCCCGTCTTCTCCAGTTGTTTTGAAAAGACAAGCGATATCCTGAGGAGTAAGTTTCTTGCTATACTTCTCAATTCCGCTTTCCACTTCAATTCCATAGAAATCCTTACGAACATCACTTGGTAAATCCAACCAAGCTACTTCAAGAGTAGTACCCGTGATACCAGATGACAATACAACGTATGGTCCATCATCTGCAGCAATTGTTTTCAATTCATTTGTGATATCAATTTTAGCTGTTTTCAAGCCAGGGATTTTTTTAGTAGTTGGAACCAGATTCTTATCTGTTACAACACCATACTCAAATCCGCTCAAACCAAATTTTACTTTAGACATTTATTTAATTCCTTTCTTTGTCGAGATCGCTCCAATCAAAAAAGCGATATTTGCGGACGTTCATTAACAATCCAATATCGCTATCCATATATCGAGGCTTCTCGTTTGCTGTGTAACGTTCAAATCCGTTACTTTCTAATATCGTATCTAGTCTTTTGTTGATTTCATCCGCCTGTTTAGCATTTTTGCACCAAAAGTCTATTGTGATACGCTGTTCTGTTGCAATAACTGCATCATCTGCATAATCGTGAGGTGTTTCATAAGTAGAGTAAATTCTCGCAAATGGAGCAAGTTCTTTTTGTTTCATATTGATTGGCTTTTCAGGTATATCGTAGGTAAAGATACCTTGTTTATATTGTCCTGGAAATACCTTACCTCTATACTCATTAAACAATCGATTCAATGTATCGTCTGCTGCTAAAAGTTTATAGGCTTCAGTTTCAGCAATCATTTACCCAACACCCCCTTCATAGTTTCAAGATAGATTTCTTTAGCGATAGGCGTAACCGTGTTTATCGTCTTCTCCTCAAAATTTTGAGACTTTTGATAAATCGTTCCGTTGTCAGGGAAATGAGCGCGCCAACCTGTTGCACGACCATATCCGATATCTTTAGACGGTGCATCTCCACCACTTTTGAAATTACTGATTTTTACATCTTCTTTTAATCGAGAATACGTTTCCTCTTTATACACTGGAGTATTTGCTTCAAGTTTTTTTTTAAACTCTTGTGCCACTTTAGTGACAGCTTCACGAGCTACTCGAGGCGCTTTCGCTTCCAGTATCGTGAGATTTTTAAGGCAAAGATCCAATCCTTTCGTCATGACATCATCACCCCTGCGATTAAATCAAACTCTTTATTCGCATAATCTCGTTCGATTGCAACAATTTGATACTCACATCCATCAAAGTCGATATGGCAAGAATTATCAAAAGGTAATTTGGGAAGATGGCGAATCAAAAACGTTTTAGTATCTTTATGTTCAAGCAAACCACTTGCTTTAGTGACGGTTGCGTTCTCTCGAAAATCTTTGATACTTGTTTTTGATACTTCTGCCCAGCAAGTATACAAGCATTTCTTTTTGAAGGTTAATACTTCCCCATCTTCGTTCTGTTCGCCTACCTTTTTAAAAAAAGTAATGCGAACATTCATTTTACGAGTTCTCATCCACTTCACCTCTCGTTCTAAGTTGATGAATGATATTCAAAACACCGTTAGCCAATGGATACCGCATGGTATCCGCTGACATTCCACGGTGTTCATACTCTTCTTTGACTTGTTTCTTAACTGCCAGACGAAACTTGGCATAGCCTTGCAAATCTTTAGGTTTCAAGTCATTTCCGATTGCGAAACAAATTTGCTCTCTTGCTGCTTCAATCATCTCAATTAGTAAATCATCTTCAAAATCATAATCGATTTTGCAGTACAACTTGACTTCTTCTAGCAGTTCAACCATTCTATCTTCCATCGTTCTAATCTCCAATCAAGGCTAGTAGTTGCTCTTTCGACTGTGAGGCTGTGTAAGAAATCCCTTTGCTATCTAAATAAGCCATGATTTCTTGTTTGGTGTTACTTGCGGTTGGTACTACAATTGATGTTACCGCTGACCGTGAGACACCCCCGCTAACTGGGGGCGTATTAGGGCATAGTTACAAAGTAACCAGCTTTTGCATCTGCTTTCTTAACATCGAAGCGAACAACCGCTTGCAAGTATTGACCATAGATTTCGTTATCAGTCCAACGAAGTCCAAGGTCTACACGATCTGCAAATAGCACACCACGTTGGATATCACCTACAAAGGCTTTAGCCTCACCAGCTTCGCCAAGGGCGGTATCAGCAACTACGAATACTGGATGACCAAGGAAAACTTTCCCTGACGCAGAAACAATAGAGTCTTGAAGCAAGTAACGACCGTTCTTGTCTTTCATTGTGTCCAATTTTTGGTAGAAACTTTGAGAAACTACAAATGACACATTGTAAGCAGGGTCGAGGTTGACATTCAAGATAGCCTTGATAGCATCCAAATCCGCTGCCTCTTTTGCTTCGAACGTTTTCAAAACACCACCAATTGCGTCGTTCGTGGTGTTGACTTTGATTTGGGTAGCTGCTTCAGCGACAATAGCAAGCAAGTCTACATCAGCATCGTCGATTGCTTCTTGTGAGAGTGGAATAGCACCACGATAAGTCGTAACTTTCCAAGCGACATCTGTAAATTCTGGCTTAGCAAGAGCTGGGTTCTTTTCTAATTCTTCTACGCTTGCCATCTTAGACGTAGCTTTTTTTAGAATTGGGTATGAACCTTCACCCTTAGATGCTTTGTGAATTGTCACGAATTGTTTAAGGTCAAGAACAGTCTTGACTTCACGAATTGGTGTAGTAACAATTTCTTTGCTAGTTACTTTTCCAGTCTCTGTTTTTTTCAATCCATCTGTTGTAGGATTAACTGCCTCATTAATAGGAACAAGCACTTCATCCTGACCTTCAAAACGAAGGCCCTCATTACGAATGCGACCTTTAGAGCGGATGAACTCATTTACAGAGTCACGATAAGATTTAGTTTCTTCTTCAACTTTATGAGTTTGTCCAACAGTTTTTACATCAGAACCAGCTTCTGCAACTTCGTATGACTTCAAGTCATTTTCTGCTTCTGTTTTTTGTGATTTCAAAGAATCAATTTCAGCACGCACTTCACGAGCCTTCTCAAGATCACCTTCGTTCAAAACAGTTTTCAACTCTTCTGTTTTAGCAGTAATTTCAGCACCAATATTCATAATT